ATGCCGCGCTGCCGGTGACATGACCAAAACCGATAACGGTGCAGTCATTCCTAAGACCATTGCAAAAAAGATCATTGAACTGGTAAAAGATATCTGCCCAATCTACGCACTGGCTACCAAGTTCAACATAAAAGGAGATCTTGTATTCCCCAAATTTGATGATTCCAATGGCCCCACTGCTTCCTATGCAGAAGAATTCACTGCACTGACTTCTAAGAGCGGCACTTTCAGCGGTATCACTCTGAAAGGCTACCTTGTTGGCGCACTCACCAAGGTTTCTGTTTCCCTGATTAACAACACTGAATTCGACCTGACTGCTTATGTAGTCAATAAGATTGCTGAAGCTGTAGCAGAATTTCTTGAAAAACAGCTGCTTGTTGGCACTGATGGCAAGATGACCGGTCTGGCATCCTGCACCCAGAGCGTTACTTCCGCTGCTGCAACTGCCATCACTGCTGATGAACTGATTGACCTTCAGATGAGCGTTAAACAGAGATTCCAGAGCAATTGCGCATGGATCATGAACACCAACACCTTCAAGGCTATTCGCAAGCTGAAAAACTCTGAAGGTGATTACCTGATGAATCGTGACCTCACCAATGAATTCTCCTGGGACCTTCTGGGCAGACCTGTATACATCTCTGACGCTATGCCGGATATTGCAGCCAGCGCTATTCCTGTGTTCTACGGTGATTACTCCGGCCTCTATGTAAAACTGGCTGAAGATATCAATGTTCAGGTGCTGAAGGAACGCTATGCAGAAGAACACGTTGTTGGCGTCATTGCATGGACTGAAATCGACAGCAAGATTGTGGAAGAACAGAAGATTGCTAAACTTACCATGAAATCCGCTTGATTTGAGGTGACCTGTCATGAAAATCAAGGCATTGCTTAGCTTCACCGGGGCTGTCACCATGCATCCCGGTGAAGAACGAACAGTAAGTGATAATACCGGCAAGGACCTTGTCCAGGCCGGTCTTGCTATCAAGCTGGATGAGCCAGAGGAACCCAAGACAGAGGAAACCAAAGCAGTGAACAAGCCTCTAAAGGAGAAAGCTGCAAAGGAGGCGTGACGTATGAAAGTATCGGAACTGACCGTTGATTTCCTGCAGGAATACGTTCGTGCGGATGGCAGCGCCGCCACGATGCTTGAACCGATGCTTGCCGCTGCCATTCATTACGTCATGACTTACACCGGACTGACGAAAGCACAGCTGGATGATTATGAAGACATTACCCTGGCGGTGATGGCTCTTGTGGCCGACATGTTCGACGTGCGCCAGTACACTGTGACTAACGCAGAGGTGAATCCTACGGTGAAATCCATCCTTGACCAGCATAGTTATACAGGGCTGGAAGGAGGCATTGACTATGTATCGGAAAGCAGCACCTAACATGTCATCCATTCTGAACCGGAAGATAGAAATCTATCAGCCTGTACAGGGGGATGAGAACGAGCTGGGCCAGCGTGATATCGCTGAAAAGCTTATTGATACTGTCTATGCCGCCATTGTTCCGCAAACCGGCACCATGCTCCACGGCCGTGCGGCCGATACGGTTCTTACCCGCGTCACGCATAAATTCATTATTCGTTATCATTCTGACCTCACGACTGATATGTATATCAGATACGGAGGCCAGCGGTACGACATCATTTATCTTTTGGATCCATACGCCAATCATGAGCGTTTGGAGATTTTCACGGAGGGGATTATTCAATGATTGAGATGCATTTTGACTTGCATGAACTCACGAAGTTGAGTGATGACTTCCTGGAAGCGGCAAAAGAGAAATTCCCACGGAAGACAAAGAACTTCATGGGCAGGGCAGGAAACCGGATGAGAACAAGAGCAAGAGCCGCCTACAAATCGGATATTAAACATTCCAAAACAGGGAATCTGGTGCGTGGCCTTTCCCGTGGGAGGCCTTACATCTATGGAAAAGATGAATTTTCCGTACGTGTCATAAACAAAGCTCCTCATGCCCACTTGTTTGAGCATGGGCATGTGCTTTGGGCGCATCCGCCAGGTGCTAAACATGCAATCAAGACGAATAGGATGGTTGAAGGACGGTACACTATGGCCCATACAGAAAAAGCCTTCCAGGAAGAATATGAAGGGATGGTTGATGAGTTCGTTGACCAGCTCTTACAGGAAGGTGAAATCTTATGAGCTTAGTTACTCCGGCGGAGGTCATCGCCAGATTCACCAAGATATTGCAGGGCGCTTTCCCTGATGTTCCGGTACAGAATACCGACATCACTGAAGGATTCAAAAGACCCTGCTTTTTCATTGACCTGGAAGGCGTCGATACAGGCCGTGTAGGCACCTATTATGAAGATGGGCTGTCTTTCCGGCTTTACTACTTTGCGGCTGACACCTACAAAGGTTTCGTTGACTTACTGAAGAAACGGGATGCCATCATACAGCTGCTGCAGGACACTACACGGCTGGATCCAGATGAAAATTCCGAAAAATATGGTTTCGTAATTCAAGCTGATGATACGATCCGGAGCGACATCAATCAGGCTGACAAGGTTTTACAGATTGCTTTTACTGTAGACCTTGTACAGGATGATAACAGACTGCCGGATGCGGACCTTATCGAAGACCTAGAATTCAAACCATCTGCTGTGCCATCTACAGATACGGGCCGTTCTTCTACTGAAGATTCTTCTGAATCTGATGAGGAAGAAGATAAAACCTATAAAGTAGATGAATTGTGAAAGGAGTAAATTAGATGGGACTGCCAACAATTGAAGTTGTGTTCAAGCAGCTGGCCGTTTCTGCAATTAAGCGTTCTGAGCGCGGTATTGCGGCTATCATCATCAAAGATGATACGCTGAGTGAAACGGACATCACGAAAAAAACCTACAGATCCAGTATGGATCTTGATTCTAAGAGCTATACCGAAGCCAACCTGAAAATCCTTGAACGGTGCTTCCTGGTTGCGGTGAATAAGGTTGTAGTCATTTCTCTTCCTACTGCAGGGGATTTCAAGGATGCGCTGAAGATCCTTGATAAAATCAAATACAACTACGTCTGCACCACTGATGCCGCAAGCCAGCAGGCTCTTGCAAGCTACGTTGTAGACTACAATGCCACCGCCAAAGGCATGATGAAGCATACAGTTTGCATTGTCTACGATGCGACTACTGCTGATTCCAAGTATGTAATCAACGTAAAAAATGCTACGGTTACTGAAATTCAGACTGCCAGCGATGGCACCAAGAGCAATGTTTCCGTGGTCATGAATGAATATCTGCCGCGTCTGTGTGCTATTCTGGCTAATCTGCCAATGAATCGGTCCTGTACTTCCTACGTGCTGGAAGATCTGGCCGATTGCGCGGATGTGGCCACAGATGATACAGACCTTGACGGCTGGATTGATAAAGGTTACTTCTGCCTGTATGTGGATGACGATGAAGTCAAGATTGCAAGAGGCGTCAACAGCCTTACCACCTTCACTTCCACTGATACGGAAGACATGAGCCACATCATCATTGTGGAATCCATGAACCTGATCATTGAAGATATCGCTACCACCTTCAAGCAGAAATACCAGGGCAAATACAAGAATTATCTGTCTAACCAGAAGCTCTTCATTGACGCGGTTGATGCTTATTTCAAGGAACTGGAAAAGGAAGAAATTCTGGATCCGGATTATACCGGCAACGATGATGCAGGTACCACAGGCAATGAAGCCTACATTGATGTAGAAGCCCAGAGGAATGCCTGGCTGTCTGTTGGTAAGACTGCTGCAACTGACTGGACTAACGATAAAGTAAGAAACATGGCATTCAAGACCACAGTCTTCCTGGCTGCCACGGTCAAGATTCTGGATGCTATCGAAGATCTGAAATTCGTCATTACTATGGAATAAGGAGGTGGCATAAATGGATAAAGGTGTAACCAATAAAATCATCCGCGGCACTAATGGCCGACTTTGGATGAATGACAAGCTTCTGGCCAATGTCAAAAGCTTTGAATGCAAGCTGAAACTGAATTATGAAGACATCGATGAGAACGGGAACCCCATCCAGCAGCGCCGCTATACAGGTGCCTCTATCGAAGGTACTATGGTACTGCATAAGGTTGATTCCTATGTGCTGAAGCTGATGAAAGATGCAGTTCTGTCCATGGACATGCCTGACATCAATATGGTGGCTAAGGTTTCTGATTCATCCGTAACCGGCATGGAACGTGTGAAGCTGTCCAACGTCACTTTTGATGAAGTAGGCATGGCAAGCTTCGAAAACGCAAAAGTCGGTGAAGAATCTATTCCTTTCCGCGCTGGCGGCTATGTACCGACTGATACCATCGATGACTTTAATTAACAACAAGGCGGGCTAAACCCCGCCTTGCACTAATTTTTGGAGGATTAGCCAGATATGGAATTTAAAAAAGCAACTCTTGAAGAGCTTCTGAAACGGAAAATGCAGAGTGAGAACGATAGGAATGCCTTCTTCCCGATTGAAAGCAAAATCGGTCTGACTTTCATGGTGCAGAAACTCCCAATTGATAAAGTCATTGACATGTTTGATGACCTCAATGTCATCAATGGCAAGACATCTACAAGGGAAAGTTTTGAAGGGGCCGTCAAGATTATCTACGAATCCGTCCCAATGCTGCATGATGAAAAACTTAGAAACGGGCTGGCTGAACCATATGATGTGGTTCCCGCGGTTTTTGGGGATAACATTGAAGCCATTGTAGACTTTGCTCAGGCAATCATTGAAAAGTTCTATGTTGGAGCAGAAAGTGCGGTTCAAGAAATAAAAAACTGATGAAGCGTGACCACGAGTTACTTGTAATTCGTTACTACATAGAACGTGGTCACAGCATTCATGAACTTGAATCTCTCACTCCCATGGAATGGCTTTTCTACCAGCTCCATGTGGACTTGATGGCTGAAGATCAAGAGAGAATAACTAACGGGAAAGGAGGGTAAGGCATGGCAAGAGGCATCAACGTTCTTCTGACACTGGTAGATAAGTTTTCACAGCCGCTTAAAAAGGTGGCCGGTGAAACTAAACAGGCTACCAGGCAGATTAAAAATGCCCAGAATATGGTCAATAAATTTGCCGGTGGTGCGAACGAAAAGTTCCTGTCACTTGCCGGATCCGTGGCTAAAATCGGTATGGGTATTGCGGCCATTGGCACTGGACTTGCCATAGCGGGCGCCAAAAACTTTGCTGATGAAGCCATAGAGAAGGCAAATGCTCAGGTGGCCGCTGAGACCAAACTGGTAACGATTCTGGGAGATGTCAGAGCTATTCAGGAGCAAGGTGCCGGAGCGGCTGAACGGGCGGCTAAGTCTCTGGGAGAATATGCATCCCAATTGCAGACTGTCGGCGTTGTTGGCGATGAAGTTACCCTTGCCGGCATGGCACAGCTGGGAACTTTCCAGATGACGGAAGACCAGATAAAGACCGTTTCTGACGGTATGCTTGACCTGCTGGTTAATCAGAAAGGCCTCAACGCCACGCAGGAAGATGTGGTGAACGTGGCCAACATGATTGGTAAAGTCATGATGGGCAATGTTGGCGCACTTCAGCGTGTAGGTATCTCCCTGGATGATTACCAGAAGGGCATCATTAAGACCGGCACGGCCGATGAACGCGCCGCTATGATTGCAGAAGTCCTTGCCCAGAACGTCGGCGGCGTCAATGAGGCCATGAGAAAGACAGATGCAGGCAAAGCCGCGGCCATCATGAATGACTACGGCGACATGCAGGAAGAAGTCGGTAAACGGCTGAACAAGGTTCGTACAGGCATCATGACTGCCTTTGCAGGAATGATTACACCATTAGGAAATGCCCTGGCTCCGATCATGGACCAGCTTGTAGTAAAGGTGGATGAAGCACTGCCGGCTATTCAGGAATTCGCTAATAACCTTGCGGCGGCGCTGCCAGGAATCATTGAAAGTGTTGGTAATGGAATCAGCTTTCTTGTTCAGCACATTCAGGATTTCATTGGCATCGCCAAAACTGTTGCTCCGGTCATTGCCGGCATAGCAACAGGATTTGCGGCGTTTAATGTGATTAGCGGCGTCATCAGTAAAATTCAGATGCTGAGGACACTTCTCAACGGCATCCAGCTTGCCGGCGGCGTTGTCCAATTCGCCGCACTCTTGAATCCGATAGGATTAGTTGCGGCCGCTATCGGCGTGTTGGCTGTAGCATTCTACACACTTTATACACAGTCTGAGCCTTTTAGGAATGCAGTGAATGATCTGGCATCTCAGCTACTGGCCTTGGGAGAGCTTGTTGCCGGTTTCCTGGCACCTGTTTTTGAAGTCCAGTTTGCAATTATTTCTTCTGTAGTAGAAACGGCTGTGGATGTAATAGGCGGAGTACTGACAAATGTATTCAATGTGCTGTCTAATCTCATCGGTTTCATTGTGAATGTGTTTACCGGAAACTGGCAGGGAGCATGGCAGAATGTGGTGAACATCTTCCAGGGAATCTTTGACACACTGGCAAGTATTGCGGCCGCTCCACTTAATTTCATCATCGGCTTGGTGGATAAAATCGCCAGCAAGGTAAGCTCTATACACCTTCCTTCCTTTGGTGGTGGCGGGGACACTGGCGGCGGTGAAAGTGAAGACAATAATGCCTTGGGCACCACTTACTTCCGTGGAGGTCCTACCATGGTTAATGAAAATGGCGGCGAGCTGATTACACTTCCATCCGGAAGCCAGATCATGCCGCACCGGGAACTGCTGCAGCTAATCAACAATGGTGGAAGTGGTGACGGCGTAACAGTAAATCTATCTGTCCAGGGCAATGTGATTGGAAACCAGGACTACATGAGACAGACCGGTGAATATATCGCGGCCAAAGTCCGTGACGCATTGAGGAACAGCTAGGAGGTGGGAAAATGAGCTTACTGACTGATATACTGCTTCAGTATACGGGCTCTTCATACAGTGATTTGACCTCCGCGCTGAAATCCCGCATCAATATTGTGCTGAAGGTGGATAACACCACAGACAGCATTGTCTTCCCTGTTGTTCCAGGCGATTTTCCGGATATGAACAGCCCACAGGATAATGACACCTTTGAAGCCGTGACCGGTGACATTAATGTCATTGGTGCTCCTAAGCTTCGAACATTATCATTCTCCAGCATCTTCCCTGTTAATAAGAACTATCCATTCATCCGTGCACAGGCCAGTTACAAAAATGGGTGGGAGTATGTGAACTGGATTGAGAAATATCGCCGCTATGGCGTGGTGTTCCGCTTGATGTTCGTTGAAACATTCGGAGCGGTAAAGCTGGATATGCTCTGCACTATCGACAATTTCGTATACCATCAGGAAAAGAACAACGATATCAAATTCCAGATTGATTTCCGTGAGTACAAGAAGCCGCCGGTAAATATTGCAGCCAGCCAGGCATATGAAGGAGTGATTGAATGAATAACTTCAAACTGACCTACTCCTACAATGGCACAACGAAAGATATTACCGGCATCACGAGCAACTATACCCGTGGAGACCAGATTGACCAGTTAGGTGAAGAATTCGATTTCGACCTGATTGATAATCCGCTTGATGTGAATTACCAGGGGAACCGGTTGGAGTTCGGCGGGAAAATCTGCTTCGAAAACAACGGTAAGGCAGTCTATACCGGAATCATTGAAGAAGAATCAAGGGAAGGGCTGTCAAAGTACAAATACAAAGCATATGATTACGCATGGTTCCTGAATAAAGACCAGGTATTTGTGCAGCTGGTGGACTGTACTGCATCTGATGCTATTCGAAGGATCTGCGACCAGAAGGGCATTGAAATCGGAGAAATAGCAGAAATGAATACGGTCATCAACAAGGTCTATAACGGAGATGAAGTTTCCAAAGCGCTGAAGGATATCATTGCTCAGGAAACAGATGCCACCGGCATTGAATACCGGATGGAAGTCCGGATAGATAAGCTATATATCACAAAGCGGGATGACCTGAAGATTACTGCTACCTATCAGCTGGCTCCGAATGAACAGCCTTTTGATATTACTGGCGTTATTGGAGACTACCAGGCAGACAGTAGCGTGAAGGATATCGTCACGAAGGTTGTTGTCACATCTGGGAAGGAAAAGGATGTGGCCGTTGTAGCCACTGCTGAGAATGAGGATGCTGCCAAAGTCTATGGTGAAATTGTCCATTATGAAAAGGTTACGGACAAAGAAAAAGACGATGCCCAGAAGATTGCAGACAAGAAGTTGAAAGAGCTCTGCAGGAAAAAAATCAGCAAGCGTCTGAAGCTTTTCGGATCCGATGAAGTCAGATCCGGCAGAGTTCTCACGTTCAACAGTGAAGAGCTGGGCCTTATTGGTGACTTCCTGGTAATTTCTGCCAGTCATACCTATGACAACATCAATCATTTTATGACGTTAGAAATCCAGTCAACGAAGGACAATGAGGAAGGAGCGGTGTAAATGGCTGACACATGGGCACAGGAAATGGCCAATCAGTTTAAAAAGAGAGACAATCCAAGACCTATCAGCAACTGCATCGGCCTGATTCTTCAGACCGGTGATGACTGGAAGGTTTCCATACAGAATGGTGCCTACATCATCGACAAGAAAAATGGCTACATCTGCCGGCACATCCTGCAGAGAGCCAGTGATTTCACGATTGATTCTGAAAGCCAGAGCGGCAGTCTGACAACCGGCAGCTGCACCGGCGGCTATAAGCACAGTGGAAGCAGCTATTCCACATCTAACACAGCCACAGGCCATGTCACACTGCATCCGATTGATGACTGGAAGCCTGGAAATAAAGTGATGGTAGCTCCAACAGCGGACAACCAGCGCTTCTTTATTGTGGATATCATCGTGTAGGAGGTGTGATTTATGTTTCCCTCCGATATTGATCTGAACGATTTGACCGCCGCTGTTTCTACAACCGATGCAAACAGCAGCACATCCGCGGCGACAACAGGGGTAAAGACTTTAGGCCGGAGCCCATATTTTGATTATAAGAAAAAAGAATTCGTGATTAACTCCGGATTTAACCGTGAATGCACGCTGACAGAAAGCATCGAGCAGCATATCCGGCTGTTCATCAACACTATCAAAAACAAGTATGCCATTTATGATAAATATTTTGGAGTTGATACTGATGGTCTTGTAGGCTATCGGCTGCCCAGATCCGTAGCCATTGCTACGATTAAGCAGCAGATTTCTGATGATTTACTGAAAACCTGTCCGGTAATCAAAGAAACAAAGGACTGGACGTTCTCAGGTGAATCCGGTGTATTTAGCTTCACAGCAGTCATGAATGATGGTGTAGAGGTGGTGATTTCAGAAAATGTATACGATTAACCAGATTCACAATACAATTCTCCAGGGAGTTCCGGATGACTACCAAAAATCGGAAGGCTTCCCCACTTATGACATTACCCGTGGTGTTTCCTTTGGGCAGTTTCAATTGTGGAAGAAAGCCTTCCTGGTGGAAGAAAAGCAAAATGTAGATAATCTGGAAGGTACTGAGCTGGATTCATGGTGTGCACAGCGTGTCGGCCTAACCAGAAACAGTGCTGTAAAAGCAAAAGCAGTCATTCAGATTGTTTCCGGCGGCGGGCGAATCGTTGCCGGTGACTTGTTTGAAACGGTTGACGGCATCCAGTTCGAATCTACAGAAACCAAAACAGTCGCCCAGGGAGATACCTTCAATGTGCAGGCTGTAGTTTCCGGCACAAGTGGAAATGTGGCCGCTAATACCATTACTCAGATTCCCGTCACCATCAATGGTATCGGCTCTGTTACTAATCCGGATCCGGCAGAAGGCGGCTATTCAGAAGAGACGGATGATGAATTCCGTACACGCTATTATGAAAAGCTGCAGATTCCTGCTACATGCGGGAACAAATACCATTACCTGGCATGGGCAAAAGCTGTTGATGGCGTGGGCAATGCGCGTGTGTTTCCCTGCTGGAATGGCCGTAACACTGCGAAAGTGGTCATCATAGGAAATGATAATAAACCGGCATCTGACAGTCTGGTGCAGGCCGTCCAGGAATATATCGATCCAGGCAAAACCGGATACGGGGAAGGCCAGGCTCCTGTAGGTGCGGTATGCACAGTGAAATCGGCTGACACGGTATCGGTCACGGTATCGGTCACGGTATCGGTTTCTACATCTGAAGATCTTGCAACTATCAAAGAAAATGTGACCAAAGCGATTGAATCCTACATCAGCTCCCAGGCATTCGCCGCCGGTGACAGTGAAACGGACTATATCAGCTATGCACGAATCGGTGCGGCCATCATCGGAACTACCGGTGTACTTGACTATTCGGATTTGAAAGTGAACGGCGGTACATCAAATATCGTCATTCCAAAGGAATCCGTGGCCGTGTTAGGTGGTGTAACCTATGCTGACTAAAACCATGCTCAAAGCACTGCATGCCTGGTATAGAGGCGACAAATGGGTAAAAGCTTTATATGATGCCATAGATTCTGACATGATTTCCGTTGATAGTAAGCTGATGCAGGACTACTACAACCTCTTCTTCGACAAGCTGGATGAAGATGGCTGCAATGTGCTGGAAAAAGATCTGGGACTGCATCCGGCCAAAGATGCCACGCTGGACATGCGACGGAGTGATATTCAAATAAACTGGCTGGCAAAGCAGTTTGCATCCATGCCGGCTATCCAGCAGATTTGTGATGGAATCTACAATGGAGACTGCACAGCTGAGTATGACGGTGACGCTACAATCACGTATGCTTTCCGTCATTACATGGAACCGGCTCCTTATACGGATGCCCTAGTAGCTTCTGTAGACCGCATTAAGCCGGCACACATTGATTACAAGTTCAGGTACATCTACAACAAATGGCGTGACTATTACTATCCGTTACTCTGGTCCAATGTCAAAGCAAAGACCTGGACAGATGAAGAATCAATGATATGGTCTGATAACTATGCACTCCGGCATAACTGGTCATACATGAAGACCAGGACGTGGAAAAAAACCTTGATTAAAGATGTTGACTAAGTTGACTAATAGGAGGAACAGAAATGGCAACAAGAACAAGTTACCTCAACTTGATTAAACCTGACTACACTGATGCTGCAGATATTGCAGATATCAATGCCAATATGGATACACTTGATAATACTATTCAAGGTCTCGATGAAACCGGCTCTAAATCTTTGACAGCACATAATAATGCAACAGATGCACATAGTGCGATGCAAACAACAATTTCTGATACATTGGCTCCAACCGCAGACTTGAATACCATCTGTAATTTGCTCAGCAATCTGGGCAACAGAATCAAAGCAGCTACGGGGGCCGATGGATGGAAAAGAGATCCAGCAACTACGCTGGCTTCACTCGCAACATTAGTCTCTAATCTATCGAGCGGCTCTGATGTTACCTGGTCCGGAACGAAATTCACAAACGCCAAATTGGGCATTTCCGGCGTCATTGACACAAATGGCTATGTTTCTTTCGGTCCAAACTTCGGAGGGCTAATTATACAGTGGGTAAAAGAGACTACAGATGAGGTAATCACACTACCCATCGCTTTCAGTAAAATTAAATTTGTAGTTTTGGGCACCTGCGCTACTAGTGAATGGGTTTATGAAAATGTGTCCGTATTAAATGATAGTAACCTAAGCACTGTAACAGCGTGGAGCGCATCTGAAAGTCAAGCTGGCAAAATAGCAAAGCCGAAGAACATAATAGCAATGGGAATTTGATACAGTGGGTAACAACAGATACGTTTTACTTAAACGGCGAACAAATTTTTGATGCCACAATAACTTATCCAGTACAAATGGCACATGCACTTGCTGTTACAGTCCTACATCTAGGAGGACCAGTATCCAATCCAGCAAGTTGCGTTTGTACAAACTTTACGGCGACCACCTGCTCTTTACGTATAGGGGTTAAGGCTCAAACCAATAACGTGAGTGGTATATGCCTTATCATCGGCAGTAACTAAACAGTGGGGAACAATTATCCTTTCATCAACTAGCGGTTATTACGATGTTTCGCTTCCGATTTCTGTCTCTACCATTTTGCAGGTCTATCCTGTAATAAACAACCGTAGTAACTTTTTAGGTAACTTTAACGGAAGTGTAACTACACACTCGAAAAGCACATCTTCATTTAATGTTGGCGTTTATCAAATTTCGGCATCCACAGCGGGTATCGGTGTAGATTGGATTGCAGTTTGCAAATAATTATTTACCGACTGCTATCCATCGGCCCCAGACATTTGCTGATGCTAAGTTGATTCGCGTTCCGTACAAATTAAATCCGGTATTTGTTAAATTCGCGAAAGAAATTACCTGTTGGATTGGACCGTTGACTCCTACATCGTTCCCGGAAATAGCATAAGCGGCGGAGCTAAACGAAACAGGAAATGAAATTAAAATTCCTTCTGCTAAATCTTCTGCATATCCCCACTGTTCAACATCTGGGCTTAATATCCGACAGAAAAGTATAAACAATGCAGCGATTTCTTACTGCTTTCTCGTGTTTCTGTATAAAACATACAACTAGATTTTCCCAAAGCATAGTACGTAATATTTTCACTCGTTTCTTTAATGTCTTCTGCCATGGCATAAATCCCAAAGCAATTTTGCGTATACGATAGAGGAAAATTAACTGCTCCGAATCCATCACTGTTCGTGTAGATATTTCCCCACTGTGGAAGGCTGAATCTAATAGCATTATTTTCATACTTACAACGTACATTTAGGATAATTTTTTAAAATTGAAAAATATAGCAAAAACAGCCGAATGAGCGCTTTTCTCAGTTTTCTAAATCAGAGAAAAGCGTTGATTCGGCTGCTTCTGCTGGAAACATTAGTAACATTCCGCCAAAGCAGAATAAGCCTGCTCTATGGCTATTGGGCTGTCACATCCTAGTCACGTACTAGTAACAAGCTGGCTATTTCAACAATTCAATGCATTTTCTGAGCTGCCGGATGCCTTTGTGTGTGTACACACGCTCAGTCACATCGCCGCCAGCATGGCCTAGAATACGCCTTTTAGCGGTTTCATTAGCGCCTGCATTATCCAAAAGCGTTGCTACAGTGTGTCGACAGTCATGTGTTGTATGACCATCTGCATGGATCCGCAACATTACACGCTTCCAAAGGTCACAATATCGGCTATAGCTATAAGGAGTTCCGGTTAAATCTGCAATAAGGTGCTGGCCGGAAGATTGTAGCCTGGCATTGATTAGCGGCTGAATTCTGTGATGAATAGGAATGGTCCGAATGCCTGCCTGAGTCTTTGACCTGGTAATACGAATCAGCTGCTGTCTCTGATTGATGTCAGCTTTCAACAACTGCAGCATCTCTCCTACTCTCATTCCGGTGTAAAGCAGGATAAGGACTGTATCAACGCCAGGATAATCCAGCTCATTCCACAACCTGTTAATTTTCTACCGGCTGAAAGGCTTATGCGGATGCACTGGATGATTCCTCCCCAGGGAGAGCAGGGATGCATAGTTCTTCCCTCCGGCTTCGATCTTCTCAGCATAAGCAGACATGAGTGAAATTAAGGAACGGACCTTCTTCGCACTAGAATACGAAAGGTCATCCTTCCTCATTTCATCAATGATCCTTTGGTAGTCACTATATTTGATTTCAGCATAAGGCATCCCATGCAGCACAGAGCAATGCCGGAAAGCATTTTTATATCCACAGATAGCGCTGGCAGATGGATTTGTATCAGCAATGTGACGGGACAACCACCTATGATATAGTTCTTCGAATGTTAATTTGTGGTCATCAAGGGAGGAATTTCTATGGACTTTGTTGTAGTCTGCTGCATAAATCTCCGCTTCTACCTGAGTCGCAAAGTATTCAACCGGCTTCTGCCTACCATGCTCAGACACTACAAAGACAAACGGCCGCCTCCGGCGGCCAGTGAGATGCTTAATTGATCCATACCCGTTTGGTTTTCGCATGTTATCAATCCTTTCAGGAGGTAAAAAATGAAAGACTACTTAATTAAGTTTAACAGTAACGGACGAAGAGGCACCACATATGCCGATGGAGTCCATTATTATGTCGATTCAGATGGGAATGTCACTGACGGAAGTGTTAAAGTGCAGGATCTCATTAATCAAGGCTATGTGTTTGTCAACACAGACGATTATAATAACCTGCTGGGGAATAATTCCGATAAGAAAGAGTATTGCCGACAGAGTGATGGAACCTTTGCACCTTATGTAGCACCGGAACCGACAGATGAAGAGAAGAAAGCAGCTGAAAAGGCTTCTCTCGAAGCTGAATATGAATCAAACAAATCGGAAATGCTGGAAGCTCTCCAGGCAGCACAGCTTGCTGGAAACACTGATGCGGTTACCAGCATTCAGAAAGACTATCAGGATATGACAGCAGCTTATAAAGAAGCTGTGGAAGGAGTGACAGTAGGATGAGTTTTTGGAAGAAAAAGAGTTATTGTGAATACTGCGGGAGCGAAAAGAACACTGACGGGAGCTGCAAGAATCCGAAGTGCATCGCTTACAAAAATGCAGAATCCAGTGAAACGGGAAGCACAACCGATAGTAAAACCGAAAGCAAAGAAGGATGATGCTGATGGACAGCGTTACTATCCTGCTTTCAGGGCTGTCATCCCTGCTTACGGGAATTCTCCTATATAAGTTTCGTGAACGTAACGAGGCCGATAAAAAAGCTCTTGAAGAGCAGCGGAAGAAACAGGAAGCTCTGGCAATGGGCGTGGTGGCCATGTTACGAGACCGGTTAATTGACACTATGGATTATCACATCAAAGCGGGATGGGTAGCTGTTGAAAAAGCCGATGTAGTTACCAGGATGTTTCTGGCATACCATAACCTGGGAGGCAATGATGTAGTGAGCCATTCTTACCAGCGCTTCATTGACCTCCCACACTGTGAGTGCAGAGCCGAACGGAGTGATGCCGATGTTCGAGTTCGAAAAGATTGATATTGAAAACATTTTAGTAATCATAGCCTTGTCAGCAAGTCTGATAATGGCTATTTTTTATGGTCTGGATAACCTGGCAATGAGTATTGTGACAGGCCTTCTGGGCTATATTGGCGGAACAATTAAAAGCAATCCGAAAGGAGGTGATAAGAATGGCAAAGGTAATTGATGTTTCTTTCTGGCAGAAAGATATCGACTACGATGAAGTTGAGGCTGCAGGCGTTGATGGCGTAATTGCGAAAATCTCTGAAGGAACTTCTATTGAAGAAACTTGGTGGGGGCATGTTTCTGAAGCAGAAAGCCACGGTCTGAAATGGGGCGTGTACTGCTACAGCCATGCATCCACTCCGATAGAAGCTGCAGAGGAAGCCAATGAAGTGGTTTATCTGCTTGAAGGGCGCACGCCTCCTATGGGAGTATGGTTTGATTTTGAGGCTCCGGAATGCCTGAAAGCGGAAGATCCCACGGCGGTTTGCAGTGCATTTATCAATGCAATCAATGCCCAGGGGATTCCTTGCGGGATCTATGCCAGCCTTTCTACCCTGGAAGATGTTGTTGACGTCTCCGCTTTGGGAGACTATGTACCCTATTGGGTAGCGCAGTACAGTAACAGTTGTAGCTTCGCTGATGAATTTCCGGATCATGTACTTGCCGGATGGCAGTACAGTGACAAGGGCTACATTGGTAACACCAATGTGGATATGAATGAATGGTATCTTGATTTAGATTAGGAGGATCATTATGAGTAAATGGACTGATGTAAGAGATTCTGTTATTGATGCACTGAACCTTGACGATGTAACTGATCAGGTAAAAGTTGATCTGACTACCCAGATCGTAAATAACGGCATGCCGGCCATCGAAGATGTAGCTGATGCCTTCGTGACCAAAATCCAGTCTCAGGCAACTGCAGAAACCGGATGGAATAAAGTGCGTGACCAGGTTGTTCTGCCTCTTCTGATTAAAGGCGCAATCTATTTTGTGAAAACTGTCCTGGCTAAAACTGTGCCGGCAGAATCCACAGACAAGAAAGCCTAAAAGTAGTATAATAATGGCATAAAGCCTTCAATGCATTAGCATTGGGCACTGGACTGCTTACCGGCGGTTCTTTTAAATAAAAAGGGAGCGGGAACCAGGGCATAACAGCTCTGATTTCCGCTCTCTTTTTTAATTATGCGACTTCTCTGCTGATGAAGACAGAAACGTAGTCAGCGTATACTATAAAGTTCTGATGTGGGCGCTTACGGTTCACCATACCATTCAAATTCGAACTCTTTACTCTTACAGGATTCTGCAGGAGTGGGAGTTCGTTTTTGTAATTATACTGAATTTCAATGTAGTCATCATAGACTATCACGCAGCGGACGAGCGATGAGAGCAGGATGCTCTTGTACTTGTCTGCTGTTTTTATTTTCTGGGCGATTGAGTAAAAGAAAAATTCAATATGCTTTTCCGTCAGCTTTGACTTACCGGATAATAATTCTTCGCGAGAAATGGCCTCATTTAGCTCTGTGAGGCGTTTCTCATACTCTTTAATATGATTTGTTATGGTGACGGAGATAAGGCCGCTCTCGACCGCCTGCACGCAATTTTTAAGCTTTTTATTTATCTCTGCCGCCTGATTCTTCAGAGATTGAACAGTCAGAGATTCTTTTTGCTTCTTCTGCGCTTCGACTGCCTGCCGGGCGATTGCATGCACAGCTTCCTTACTGGACAAGATTCTGGTGGTAACAGAGCAAACAAGCTCTTCCAGTTTATCGGCTCTGATGTTCCTGGCTGTGCATCCGTCTTTCTTCAGGTGCTTCGTGCAGGCATAGTAGTAATAGGTATTTTTGTACTTCGACGTGCCGGATGTGCCGACCATGTTAGAACCACACTGGCCGCAGAAAAGTTTTCCGGTTAGAAGGAAATTTTCACTGCATACTTTCACATGATTATTCTTCCTGTACTGCAAGGTCTTCTGTACGGCTTCGAAGGTCTTTCTGTCAATGATTGCAGGAATAGCGTTCTCTTTCCGGATGTGGTTCCAGGTATAAGTGCCAATATACTTTTCATTCCGAAGAATGGTAGTTAGACTGCTTTTTCCAAAGGGGCGGCCGGTTGATGTGCGGCAGTTGGCGGCATTCAGCTCATTGATGATTCCGGTAGGCGTGCGGCCATCCAGCACCATCTGATAAATCCGCCTGACTATCTGCGCTCCGGCTTCATCAATGACCAGGTGATGATCTGCATCCAGCTTATAGCCTAACGGAACAAGGCCGCCTGACCACTTGCATTCCAGAGCATTTTCCGTCATCCCTCTCATTACATTTTCGGCCAGCTCGGCGCTGTAGTATTCAGCCATTCCTTCTATGACAGATTCAAGCAGAATGCCGGATGGATCGTCAGCAATATTTTCCATGGCACTGACAACATGCACACCATATTTTTTCAATTTATGCTTGTATTTGGCCGAATCGTATCTATTCCTGGCAAAGCGGTTCAGCTTGTATACCAGCACCACATCAAAGGCTTGTGTAGCTGCAGCCTGGATCATCATCTGGAACTCTGGCCGCTGGTCTGACCTTCCTGTCATTGCACGGTCTGCATAGGTATGAACAATTACCATATTGTTTTTCTTTGCGTAGTCCTCACAGACACGAATCTGCCCTTCAATTGATTCCTCACGCTGGCGATCCGAAGAATAACGTGCATATAACACAGCTTTAATTGGTTGATTTGCTTCTTTTTTAGGCATAGTAAAAGGCTCCTTTTAATAGACAAAGGAGGCCGAAATGATATAATTAAATATATATAATCGACCTCCGAGCTGGTGGATTATATTATGCAGTAAGGTACTGGTAATGCCTGGCTGCAATCCCCTATCGTATCTCCAATGCGGTAGGGGATTTTTATTTAGTTTTCTTTGACTTTATAACGATGAATATAATTTTCAGGTAATGCCGGAGCAATCCCTTTTTCTATGATGGTGGCAATCAGATCCTTCTTCAATCCTTTAGTGGGCAGACCGGCATCAGCAAGGATTTTCTGCAATTCCGGTTTATGCAGTTTTTTCAGCTCAGTTTCATTGGAAGCGTCAACAAGGTGGGCATAATTTCCCGGATCCACGAAATCCCTTATAAAATCCTCTTTGGTATAGCTATCCGGCTTTTCGTCATACAAGTATTCATATGAAATGCCGCCTGCATAGACCTCTGCTTCATAAAGGACCGTTTTCACAAACAGGTCTTTTGATGGTCCAAATAAGGACTTCACAATAGGAATGGTTTTTCGCTTCATGGTATCCAGCATGATCAGCGCACAGGCCCTGGCATCAGATAATGAATCATGATGGTCAAGGCTTATGTTGAGATGTTTACATATGGTATCAAGCTTATGATTTGGCAAACCCCTATAGGTATATCTGGCACTTTGCAGGGTATCAGCAAAAAGCAGGGGATTATCCAGAGCAATGCCTTCCGTTTTCGCAGTATGCAGCAGGCAGCCCATATCAAATTGGGCATTATGCGCCACCAAAACATATCCTTTGATGAAATCATGAAAAGCAGATTCATAGAACTCTTTGAACGTCGGAGCGGTGCGGACCATTTCCCAGGTGATTCCATGGATCCGTGTGTTCGTGAATTTTATCTCAGGCGGTTTAATCAGGGAAGTGATGCTGTCTACAATCTTGCCATTCTCAACCTTGACCGCAGAAATACTGCAGATTGAATAAGGCTGTGCATTGGCTGTTTCCACATCGAACGCCACGAAGCCGTCAATCAGAACTTTGTATTTATTGGACACAGGAAGGCTTACCCTGGCAAAACCATTGGATTCAGGAAGCCGGAACGGAGCCAGTTCTAATGACGTCATAGGAGCTTCTGCCTCAAGCTGCGCTCTCCGCTTCTCCTTTCTCTTATGAATGTAACGCCATACAACATAGATGATGATAATTAAAATCAAGCCACCCATAATTCCACCTTAATCCCCTTTCTTCAGCTGGATAAACTGCTTTGGAACTCCACGGCATCTTGCCAAATCATATAGAGAGCAGTCTTCATGATCTGCAAGGTATTCATCATTCAGAAGCAATTCCACAGCAAATTGATTGGCCACATGCTCTACCCTGCTGGCGTTAATGCTCATTGTGTATGTTTTCAGCCATTGCGTATTATCATCCGGAGTGCAAAGCGCATGCCCTAATTCATGTGCACAGACGAAGTTCAGTAAGTCAGAAGGCGTGCGCTTGTCATCAATAATAATAAATTTTGACCTTTTGTATTTTAAGTAGTTCCCTAGTTTTCCGCCTAAATCTCCATATATGATATGGATGTTTCTAGCCTCCGCCAGTGCAAACGGATCATCAGTTTTATATCGGCGGATCAGCAGGCGAACCTTCCGCTGTATTTCCATACTATTCAATCCTTCCGGTACTTTTTAGGCGTATATTTCTTCTTTGCAATCTTTTTAGCCTGGATCATTGCGGCCTTAATGGTGGCAGTGAATGCTTCAATGTCTTCAATGTCGGCGCCATCTTCATAGGCAGCAGAGGAAACGGAATTCATCATATCTTCCAGATCGGATTCAATCTCACGTTCATCCTTATCTATAAGCTCCGGTTCTTTGTTGCTATTCAGGAAATCCGGTGAAAAACGTGGATCAATGTCTGATTTCTTGACATGCAATGCATCTGCTATTTTCTGCACATTGCCGGCATTAGGCGTTGAGCGCATTGAAAAATATCCGGATATTGTTGAAACCGGAATTCCCGTCATTTCAGATAACTGATATTGTGTCATATTGGCACATAGTTTTTTCAGATTATTAGAAATCTGTTCACGCAATGATTTATCGAATTTAGAAAGCTTATTCCGTGGCATATTGCTTCTCCTTTCTGTCCGTCTTTAGCTACATTATAATGTGTATAATCGTTAAAAACAAGGAACACAACTATCAAAAAACGCTAAAAATAGTTTTTATAGATTGACAAAACGAGTTTATTCGTTTATCATAAAGCCAATGAATGGAGGTGATAAAATGATTAAACTTACACTTGAAGCGGCAAGGATTAACATTGGATACACCCAGAAAGAGGCCGCGGAGCGGTTCGGGATGCATTACCAGACACTTGCAAAGCTGGAAGAAGATAGCACAAATGCGCCGTACAGTTTCATCCAGGCCATCCCGCGTGTCTACAGAATTTCTCCTGACAATATTTTTTTCGGTCGAAAAAACGAGTTTATTCGTTTATTGCAGACTGGAGACAAATTAGTAAACGCGTAAGAGGTGATTTCTATGGATAGCCTGCTTGATTACATCGCAAGATACGTCAATGAGCATGAGGCTGAATACCAGGAATGGCTTAAAGAGCAAAGGAGTGAGCAGGATGACAAGAGAAGAACTTTGGCAGCTGCAGAGCATTCAACATAAATTGGAAAGGCTCCGCCAGAGGGAACTTGCCGATTCCGGTGATACTTTCAAATCTATCATCTGGCGGAGCCAGTCCCACGGCGAAGTCGTTGCTTATGATAATGCGCTGGTACTCATTAACGAATTTCTGAAAGGACAGGTGAAATAAGATGCGTATGAAATGGAAAAAGATTCTTGCAGTCATTGCCATTCCTGTTGCCATCGCTGCCGGGACTTATGCTTATGAGCCGCCCGCAGAGCTCATCGAATACCACGTTGAAGCAGACAGGGGAGATACCATTTGGAGCCTCTGCGGGCGGGTAGCAAGTGATGAGGACTGCATGGAGGAGCTTGTTTACCGGACAATGCATGAAAACCACATCAAGGATCCCGCGAACCTTCAGCCTGGTCAGTTAATCATCATCCATGTAAAGGAGGTGAAGTAATGGAAACAAGGGACGTCATTGAACTCATCCTTGGCAGCATTGCCTGTCTGGCAGTTGCATTGGCAGGCATCAAGATTTCTGAAGCCTCCCACAAGCTTGATGCCACGCAGTACATGTGGGAGGAAGAACACAGAGAGAAAGAAAATGAGAAAGATGAAATTCATTGATTTTTTGAAAGTCCTGCTTTCTGCCGCTCAGGCCATGGCGGATGCAGAGAAAGGCACCATTGTAGAAGCCTACTGGTGCGGGCAGATTGATGCCTATCTGACTGCCATCGCTGAATTCGAGTCAAGAAAAAAGCCATGCCATCGTGGAAGGATGACACGGCTCATAGCAAGAGTTTGCGGCTCTTGCCAATATTGTACCACAGAAAAGAACGGTGATAGAAATGGATAAAGATGCAATTTCTAACGACAACAACAAGAAGCTCTACGTTTTTGAACTTCTCAAGAAAATGTGTTACGGCATCGAAAGCGATGTTGTAGACATGAAAGAATTCTACGACGAATCCGGAGCCATTGAATCCGTTCAAATCAAATATAACAGCGGATTCACCAAGACAGTCAGCGTATCCGGGGACTCCCCGCTTGCCATGGTGGTAGACATCATCAAGATGGGCCATTTGGGATAGGAGGTACACGATGAGTCCACAAGACGTTGTAAACGATACAATCTTTCTTCTGAAGGTGAAAAGCCTCAATGAATTCTACTTCGCGATTCTCTATGAGCCCAGCAGGGGGCATCTGATTTCAAAGCGAATGGCGGGTGTCGCTGAGGGGATGTGGAAATATCCACAGAATACCGACCACCATGTATTGGACATGCTGGAAGGGAAACGCTTCACTATCTATTTCTTCCCTGCTTACCAGAAAGGAAAGCAGAAAGGAGAACTGAAGGTTGAAGGATGCAAGTGGGTTGATAGTTTCAGGACACTTCCTGAAGCAATTGCAACACTGAAAAATATGATTGCTAAAGATTTTTGCGAAATCATTGAATCAAGACCGGAAATCGGTGTAGGAGGTCAATCATGAAGAAAATCATAATCATTATTAATGGAGAAGATGTTTCTGTGGAAGAAAAAGGTTCCCTGGCACAAGTTGACCGCCTCACCGGGCTGGCAGTTCTGGCGCAGGAAATCAGGAAAGGAAGCACGGTTTCTGCAAAGACTACCGATGCGCGAATTAATAAAGCTGTTTCCCGCGCCTTTGCGGAACAGCTGGTGAAAGGAGTGGACTGATCCATGAAATGGAATGCTGAATTGGTTCTGACCGTAGATGAAGGCAAAGACCATGATAAATGGCTGGCCATGCGTAATATCGGGATTGGCGGCAGTGATGCAGGCGTCATTATGGGCCTCAATCCTTACAGATCTCCTTTTCAGCTGTGGATGGAGAAAACAGGTCAGGCAGAAGCGCCTGACCTGTCCGGAAATCAGGCCGTGTATTGGGGATCTATGAATGAAGCCAACATTGCACGCTGGTTCACGGAAGACACGGGCAAGAAAGTGGAACGATGCGGCACTCTTCGGAGCATTGAAAATCCATTCATGATTGCGAATGTGGACAGAAAGGTTGTCGGAGAGAATGCCGGTCTTGAAATCAAGACTGCAGGCGTCAGCCAGTACAAGAAATGGCAGGATGACGACGTTCCTGATTCCTACTATTGCCAGTGCCTTCATTATATGGCTGTCACAGGAGCGGATGCCTGGTATGTCGCGGTTCTGCTGGGCGGGAATGAAGCCTTGTGGAAGAAAATCAACCGGAATGAGGCAGACATTGCAATTCTGACTGAGGCCGAGAGAGCCTTCTGGGACCTTGTGCAGAAAAGAACGCCGCCTGCCATTGATGGATCTGAAAGCTGTGCTTCTGCTCTTCGTGAAATCTACCATGAAGGCAAGGATGAAGAAATCAGCCTTGACGGATTTGACCAGCTCATTTATGAAATCAACCAGGATACGGAAACCATCAACAAGCTGAAAGAGAATATTCAGCTTCGTAAAAATAAGATCATGCTTGCCATGGGCCATGCAGAACGGGCTGTCACTGCCAATCACAAGATTACATGGAAGGCTGGCAAGCCCAGGGAAACAGTGAGCCTTGCGAAAATCAAGAAAGGCAATACCGATATCTATGAAATGCTGAAATCAAAGAACCTTATTTCCGTTTCAGAGACACCCCGCATTTTACGGATCCGGTGATTCTTATGCTTAACATCTCAGTCATCGTTGTTTATTACGATTGGCACATGGAAGATATCCGTACCCGTAACGATACAGTGCGGATATTCCATAGCCATAAATCAGTCAATGAATATATCCGGAGACATCGCCTTGACCGTAGGTTTGGCGTCTCCAGCATTGTTGAAATCACATCAGGAATTAACCAGGGAGGTAATGAATATGAATACTAAAGGTGGTTTGGAGAAGAGAACGGCTCAGGTGGCCGCGCAGCAGAAAGATACCAGTCTGAAGGGATTGATTCGCAGTATGGAGCCGGAAATCAAGAAAGCGCTCCCATCCGTGATTACTCCGGAAAGATTTACCAGGATGGTTTTCACGGCTCTTTCCAGCAATCCGGTTCTGCAGGAATGCACCCCGCAGAGTTTTCTCGGTGCGATGATGCAGGCCGCACAGCTGGGACTTGAGCCCAATACTCCTATCGGCCAGGCGTATCTGATTCCGTACAGAAACCACGGCCGCGAGGAATGCCAGTTCCAGCTCGGTTATAAAGGATTGATTGATTTAGCCTATCGCTCCGGAGAAATCAAAGACATCCAGTCCCATGAAGTCTATGAAAATGATGTGTTTGAATATGAGTTCGGACTTGAACCGAAACTGAAGCATATTCCGTCTAAAACAAACCGCGGTGAAGTCATTCTTTATTATGCAGTTTTCCATATGGTCAATGGCGGCTATGGCTTCGAAGTCATGAGTAAAGAGGATATTATCAACCATGCCAAAAAGACCAGCCAGGCATACAGCTCTTCTTTTTCTCCATGGAGCAAGTATTTTGATGAAATGGCGAAAAAGTCGGTCATTAAGAAATGTTTGAAATATGCACCTATCAAGACTGATTTCGTCCGGGCCGTGGCAACTGATGAAACCATCAAGTCCCATATTGCAGAAAACATGACTGATGAGCCGGATGAAACCATAACCATTGATTCCGAACCTTCCACAGAAGATGCCGGCTCTGAAAATGTAAATCCGGAAACCAGAGAAGTCATTCCTGACCAGGAAGCGGTGAAATAAAGGGAGGCAGCTATGGAAACAACAAAACAAATCATCATTACCAAAGTGAAGCTCGTGAAAGACGGCATCCGTATTAACTATGAAAAATATCGTGACAGTTACTGGGATACCTTGCAGCTCACATCAGAAGAAAAGGCAGCACCGGAATTCTATGATGCTTTCCAGTATCTGGGCAGCCACATTTCCGCCATCATGTCTTTCACTGGAGAAATCATGGAACACCGCATCAGACCCAATGAAGTTGTTCTGGCTTACAGCTCTTCCGGAGAATTATCGGTGAAGTTTGGTTTCAAACTCTATCTGCCGCTTTCCGGTGAGTCCGTTCCTGTCATGACGCCAGCTCTCAAGGAGCCGCCATCTACCATGAAGAACCCTACCGGAGCAGAACACCCGGAATTCCTTGCTACCCAGACGTGGGAAGCTGTACAGCATCTGCTTGATGAAACAGAAAAGTACATCGGCGGTAAACGCGCCCAGGGAAATTTATTTGAATCAGATACCAAATAGTCCTTTCTGGATTAATGAGTTACTGGGAAACTGGCCGGCAGTGTTTGTGTGCTGCCGGCACATTCTCAGCCCTGTGAGAAAGGAGGGGATACTGTGGCGGATAAAAGAATGATGAGCAAGTCGGTCATTGATGCGGATATGTTTCTTGATATGCCGGCCAGCACGCAATGCCTTTACTTCCACATGCTTCTGAGGGCAGACGATGACGGATTCTTGAAGAACGCCAAGACCATCATGCGAACCGTAGGGGCATCACCGGATGATATAAAACTGCTTATTGCAAAGCAGTACCTAATCCCGTTCGATACTGGCATCATGGCCATCAAGCACTGGCGGATCCACAACTATATCAAGAAGGACCGCTATAAACCAACAGATTGCGAAGAAATCAAGCTGCTGGAAGTGAATGAAAAAGGCGAATACGTCTTAGCTGAACCAGTTCGGAACCAAGTCGGCTCCAATATGGAACCACCCTGTATCCAGTCTGGAACCACGTTGGAACCAGTTCGGAACCAAGTCGGCTCCAATATGGAACCTCAGGATAGAGATAGAGATAGGTTAGAGATAGAGATAGGTAAGGATAGAGATAGTAGAGAGAGTAGTAGGAAGAGAAGCTCTGCCAACAACTCAACAACTGCTGCTCATAAATTCGTAAAGCCTACTCTGGAGGAACTCAAGGCCTACATTGCTGAGAACGGATACACATTCTCAGCAGAGGCCTTTATGAATTACTACGAAAGTAACGGCTGGAAGGTGGGACGGAATCCTATGAAGTCATGGCAGGCTACCTGCCGGACATGGCAGCGGCATGAACTGCCACGAAAAGAGCAGGACAACCAAGGGCCCGTATCATCGGAGATTGACAACATTCCTTTTTGATGGAGGTGAGCTGTATGGATTCAATGAAAGGCTCAGTCATGGACATGATTAATGACCTGGCTGCACAAATGAAACAGAACGGCAAGGTGGTGACTCCGGAACCGGCGAAAACGGCAAAGGACGGCATCGACTGCCAGCGTTGCGGGAATACCGGCTGGGTGGCAATTACAAGAGATGATGGCACAGTAGCTATGGCTCATTGCCCAGACTGTTTTGAACGTCGGCAGGTAGCACATCGGCTCAGAACCTCCGGGATTTCTCCGAAGGATTATGAACGGTATACGCTGGTCAGCTTTGATGAAAGGCGGAGTGAAACGGCCAAGAGAATGAAGGACATGGCAGAAGCCTGGCTAAAAGGGCACACTTCCGGCGGGACCGGCTTTGGACTCTTTGGCCGCTCTGGAATGGGAAAGACTCACATCTGCATTGCTGTCTGCCAGGAGCTGACGCGGCGATTCGGAGAACCGCACTTCTATTTTTCCTACCGGGCAGAAATCCCCAACTTGGTCAAAGCGTCTCGGAGTTACAGAGCGGATTATGACGTGGCAATGAAGAAGTGGAAGACGTGCCAGAACCTTTACATTGATGATCTGTTCAAGTTCTCCGGCCGCGTAGAAAACGGAAAGCTCATGGACATCGACCGGGATGAACTGAAAGTGGTCTTTGATCTGATTAATGCAAGATACTTGAACCATCTGACGACGATTTTCAGCAGCGAGTATAGCGTGGGTAACCTTGCCAGGATTGATGAAGCGCTTGGCAGCCGAATCTATGAAATGGTAAATCCGTACGCGCTGCGAGTAGACGGGCAGAATCAGAGACTTGCGGGGTTGGGCTGATGATTAAAAACGAAGAAGGTTACGCTGATCCAACGTATGGCGGCGCCTATAAAACCATCCGCCAGGAAGAAAAACGGAAGCAGGATGAGGCGGATGCCGCCAGGATGGATAAAGCCATCCACAAGGCCAGGGAAATCTTCAAGGCTTATGGATTTGAAGTCGTCGAACGAATCATATTGAAAAACATCAGGACAGGCAAGATTTACCGATAAGGAGGAATGGATTATGACGAACTATGAAGCGATAAAAACGATGGATAAAGATGAGCTGGCAGAATTTCTGGCAAGTATTATGGACGGCCAAAAGTGCCCCGCATCAGAAAAATTTTGCGACGGCCAGCGTTGTTGTGTTGATGCCATTCTGAACTGGCTGAATTCCGACTTGGACGACGAGCCGGGTGAAACATCTGACATGATTCATCTCCGGATCACTACACTTGGAAGGGCACAGAGTGTAAAAAAGTAATTGAACTTATGACCCGTGGTCTATCTGGAGCGAGAATCCTGAACGCTGACAGCTTTAAAAGTACTTGCACGAGTAATTTTATCATGAACGAAAAGGAAACAGCTAAAAACGGCATTTAAAACGATTTTAGAAAAAACGGAGGAAAACGATATGAACACATCTATCATTCTTGGGCGTCTGACCAAGAACCCGGACATCAAAGTATCACAGAGTGGGATGACCATAGCCCGCTTTACATTGGCTGTCAATCGTGGGTATAAGAAAGACCAAAAGCAGGAAGCAGACTTTATCAACTGCGTAGCATTTGGCAAAACGGCAGAAGCTATTGGTAACTATGTCTATAAAGGGCAGCGGCTTCTCGTTGAGGGCCGGATACAGACGGGGCACTATACCGAAAAAAACGGCGAGACGAAGTACACAACAGAAGTCGCCGTGAACCATGCTGAGTTCGTCGAGAAACGTTCTGAAAGCTCAACACAAGGAATTTATTACGGAGACAATCAAAACGCACCTACGGGCGGATTTGAGCAAATGGGAACCGTAGTAGAAGACCCGCAGTGGATGAAACAGACGGAAATACCCTTTTAAGGAGGCATGAAAGATGAACGAAGCGATTATATTCTTCCTGGGAGCGATGGTCGGCGGAATGGTGGTTTCCGCGTTCTTTTGCCTGTTCCTGGTCAACAGGGAAAGGTAGCCGTAGAGCGGCGATGCGCAGAGCATCGCCGGAAAACATGTGAATAATCCTATAGAAAGGCGATGAGGCAGTTTGGAATTTATCGTAGAGGGAGATCCGCAAGGGAAAGCAAGGCCCAGATTCAGCCAGAAAAGCGGAACCGTTTATACGCTAGCGAAAACGGTCAGGTACGAAAGGCTGATTCGTAAAGCGTTCCTGGAAAGCGGCGGGGAAACGATTCCTGCCGGCTGTTATGTAGCCATTACAGTAGATGCCTATTTCCGAATCCCAAAGTCATACACCAAAGGAAAACGCCTGGCATGTCAGCATAATGTAAATCGGCCGGCAAAGAAGCCTGACATTGATAATGTATTGAAAGCTGTCATGGATGCCTTGAATGGCGCCGCTTATGTGGACGATAAGCAGGTGGTTTTAGTGACGTGCCGTAAATACTATGCAGCTGATGGAGAAGGCTACATCAAGGTCAATGTCCGTGAAGATAACCGTGAAGATAAAGTTTAGTAAGCATGGCAGTGCTTTATGTATTGCCATGTCTTATGTGTAAGGGAGGATGGTTCAATGTATCATAATGATTACATCAATGCGGTGCGTGAGTATCTGTATCGCTATCATGAATTTAGCCAGTACATAGCTAATGTAAAGGCAGATATGGAAGAGTGCAGGGCGATGCTGGAACAGGAAGCCGCACCCACCACTCCTTCCCTATCTCCTACCGGAGGCTGTGGAGGCGGCGAGAAAATGAGCCAGCAGGAACGTGACTATATCAAGCGTGAAGAGCGGCAGGAAAAGCTAAAGGAATATGCGGCTGAAATCCAAAGGCTGGCACCTATCATGTCACGCCTTGACAGGTCACTGGAAGCCATGGGCAGAGTATCGGAGATGGACAGAGACATATTGATTGACAGGTACATTGATAAGATTTCATGGGAGAGCACAGCCAGACATGTCAATGCAAGTGTAGGGTACTGCCGTAAGCGTGCCGGAATTGCTCTTGTGAATCTGACTGTCATGATGTTCGGAAAGGAAGCCATTCCGGAGCAGGCGAACGTGGTGTTTTTCAAGGAGCCGTAGCAGTTTTGAGCAGAATCGTGTACAAAAAAAGCAGATTCATGTACGTTTTGTGCAGATTTGTGTACGATTTGTGTACGAAAAAAGCAGGAAATTCATGGTATACTATTATCGTCGAAAGCTGAAGACAAACGGGCCGTGCCATTAGGCATGGCTTTTCTGTTATATGGGCGCTTCGTACAGAGGGAAGTACACCGGTCTCCAAAAACGAAAAGGTGGGCTCGAGACCTGCAGCGCCTCCATTCATTCTATTACCCCATAGGAAGTGAAAACCCCCATGTTTTTTTCATGCCCCTACTGTGGCCGGATGCACCCGGCTGGGTACGTTTGCCCAAAGAAGCCGAAGCACAAGTGGTATCGCAAAGTAAGAGGACAGAACGAAAGATTCAGAAGTTCAGCAGCATGGCAGAAGAAAAGGATTGAGGTCCTTGAACGTGATCACTATTTTTGCCGCATCTGCTTTGAGGATGACCATGTTATCAACAATGCAGGGCTTCAGATTCATCACATCACATCCCTTGATAGAGACTTTGAGCAGAGACTTGATACAAATAATTTAATTACATTGTGTCCAAAACATCATGAAGAAGCAGAACACGGCATCATTCCTGCCGACCGGCTCCGCGAGCTAGCGAAAATGTCCCCCCGGCTTCCGAAATTTGAGAGTTGACAATGTCCCTAGACCATACTGCCCTACCTCAATTCACACAAACTTTGATTTCTCAGGCGTTTTTTGGAAGGATTTATAATGCCAAACTATAAAATCACTCAGACAAAACTAAATAGAATGGCGAAAGAGATGCTTGAAACGGCCGATGCCTATGGGCTGACTGATGACTACCTCTTCATGACAACCTTCCGGAGATATACAACGCAGGTTGCGCTTGCGGAAGAGCTGCAGAAGAGCCTGGAAAAGGACGGCGTCCTTGTTACCAAGGAATATGTCAAAGGCCGGGCCAATATTTACACCCATCCCGGTATCAATTCCTATAACAGAGTGACCGACAGTGCAAACAAGACAGCACAGGCATTAAATAAGATGCTGGAAGATGCCAGGAATAAAAAAGAAGAGGATCCTAAGAACAAGGCCATGCAGGATCCTTTACTGAAGGCTTTAAAGGGCTGACGTGGCATGCCCAGTGAGTACATTAAGAACCATCCTGCCTATCGCTATGCCAAAGCTATTGTTTCCGGAGATTTCACCAGCATGGCCATCATTCCGGAAATAAAGGATATATATAAGCCTCCCACCTACGTCATCAAGCAATGCCGTGACTTCCTACAGGTTGCAGACGGGGAAAATCCTGATTTCTGCATCAATGAGCACAAATGCCGGCAGATTGACGGGCTTCTGAAGCTCTTAATCATGCCGCGCGGTCTGCAATTCGGTAAACCACTCTATGAATGCACGGTCAGCTATCAATGGCTGTTCTATGTAGCCGTTCTGGCTGAAGTGTATCGCTCTGATCCGGAAAAACGGCGCTATGAACGTGCGGTCCTTGAAATCTGCAGAAAGAATTTCAAGACCTACACGGTAGCGACCATTTTCATCATCCTTTTTCTTACGGAACCTCCATTTTCACAGTTTTTCAGTGTGGCACCGGACCGGGCACTATCAAAAGAGGTCAAGGAAGCCATACAGAATACGCTGTCGGTTTCCCCTCTTGTATACTATGACATGCATGGATTGAAGCGGTTCAAGCTGCTTCGTGACTGCATCAAATGCACGCTGACACAGACCACCTACACGCCTCTGGCTTATGCAGCAAACAGGTTTGATGGCCGTCTGCCGAACGTCTTCCTAGCCGATGAAGTTGGCGCTCTTCCAAATAATAGCGCAATTGAGGCCATGGCATCCGGACAGCTGAACATCAAAAACAAGCTGGGCTGCATCATTTCTACCAAATATCCAAAAGTAAATAACCCATTTGAATCAGAAGTCGCTTATTCGAAGCGTGTCCTTGACGGACAGGTGGAGGATCAGGCGATTTTTTCGTTGCTGTATGAACCGGATCCGGAAATTGCCAAGGAATGGATTACTAATCCATTGGCAATGGCCCAGGGGAATCCTGCAGGCATCGAGATTCAGGAAATTTGGGATGATTTGAAGAAAAAGCATGCCAGGGCGCTGAACATTGAAGCCACAAAGACGAATTTCCTCACGAAGCACTGCAACATTATGGCATCCGGCACATATGACGGAGAATCCTACATTTCATTGGAGGATTTGCGTCGCGGAAAGGTTAAAGGCATCGACCTGCATGGCCGTGACGTCTATGTAGGCGTTGACCTTTCCATGACAAACGATAATACGGCGGTCAGTGTGATTTCCTACGATGCCAAAGCCGATGTAGTTGACTGCATCCCCATGGTTTTCATTCCGGCGGACAGAGTTGAGGGAAAAACCAGGGCGGAAAGGGTTCCCTATGCCGAATACATCAATGCCGGCTATGTGGTGCCCTGCGGGGACCGGACCATTGATTACAAAGTGGTTGAAGATTACGTGTTCAGTCTGGAAAAAAGGTATGGCTGCAAGGTCAGGAGCCTGGGATTTGATAGGTACAACTGCCTGTCATCCGCTCAGAAATGGGAGGATAGAGGAATTGACACAGTAGAAGTCAAGCAGCATTCCAGTGTGCTGCATTCTCCCACCAAATGGCTTGCAGAGCTTATTGCAGACGGGAAATTTCACTATGAATCAGGAAACAAAATGGTGGAAATCAACTTTGAAAATGCCAAATGCGTTTATGACACAAACATGAACCGATATGTAAATAAGAAGAAGTCTAACGGAAAAATAGATATTGTGGCAGCCACAATCAACGCCATGTATCTATTGGAGCAGGATGTTAAACTCAATACTCAAATAACGTGGGGCGCACAATTTTAAGGAGGTGAAACAATGAGCTTACTAAGTTTTCTGGGATTTAAAAAAGAAGATGAAGAAAAGCGGTCTCTTGAAAATCCGGCTGAGACGCCTGCAGGATTGGCTGACCTTATCCAGGCAGATATCGACATGCGTGCCACCAGGGAAGAAGCTTTAACCCTTCCGGCTGTGGCATCCTGCCTGCAGTTTATTGCCGGTGCCGTTTCCGGAATGCCGGTAAGGCTGTATAGGAAGATGGAAGACGGCGGGAAAGAAGAGATTGATGACTACCGCACTCAGCTGCTGAACCGGGAAACCGGTGATACTTTGGACGCAGTGCAGTTTAAGCGGGCAATGGTAATAGATTACCTGTTAAACGGTGCCGGTTATGCTTTCGTGAACTGGAAGAGTAATAAAGTTCAGTCTATTAACTATGTTGCCTATGAAAATGTTTCCCCTGTAACCAATTCGGATCCTGTTTTCAAGGCGGTTAATTACTGGATTAACGGGCATCGCTATTATGATTACCAAATTTTACGCATTCTCAGGAACAGTGATGATGGGATGAAAGGCCACGGCATCCTGAAAGAGAACCAGGCACTTTTCTCCACCATGTTCAAGGCACTGAGATATGAGCACAGCACCATCGGATCAGGCGCTAAAAGGGGATTTTTAAAGTCCAGCAGGCATTTGGACAAAGATATTCTTAAAGCTCTCCGTCTGGCGTGGGCAAAACTGTTTTCCGGGGATAACAGCGTGGTAGTGCTGAATGATGGCCTTGATTTTCAGGAAATTGGCACAACAGCAACGGAAAACCAGCTGGTGGACAACAAAACCATCAATAATAACTCTGTTTATGCCATTTTCGGTATTCCCACAGGGCTTTTCAGTGATAATCCATCATCTGAAACCTATCTGCAGGCCATCCGGACAGCAGTTCTTCCGGTTGCCAGGGCGCTTGAAAATGCCTTGAACAAGTTTATGCTTCTGGAATCGGAGAAAGACAAGCTGTTTTTCACATTGGACAGCAGCGCAATCACAGAAGCCGACACCATGACGCGGTATCAGTGCTATGAAATCGGCCTTAAAAATTCCTGGCTCACTGTGGATGATATCCGTAAACGTGAAAATATGCTGCCTGTTGGCATGGACTTTATCAAGCTGGGCCTTGATGCAGTGCTTTATAAGCCACAGACAGGCGAAATCTATACTCCGAACACCGGCGTGAAAGCCAACGTCAACGATGCGGCCGCGCCTCCTAAAGACAGCACTAATTTGAAAGGAGGTGGTAACGATGAAAGTGGAAATTCGCAGTGATAACACTGCAATTATCGAAGGGTATGTGAACGCTGTAGAAAGAATGTCCAGAACTCTGCATGATTATGACGGCAAAAACTTCCGGGAAGTGGTAAAAGCAGGCACCTTTGCCAAAGCGATTGCCACAAACCCGCATGTGAAGCTGTACTTCAATCATGAAAGAGCTATAGGCGGCATGGATGACGGCACCCTGGAGCTGAAAGAGGATAATATTGGTCTCTATGCAAGGGCGATTGTCAATGATCCGGACATTGTGCGGGAAGGCCGTGCAGGAAACCTATCCGGCTGGTCTTTTGGCTTCTGGATTAACCCCAACGGGGAAACATGGCGTGATGATGACCAGGACGGGCGCATCCGTGAGCTGACTGGCATCAGCCTGGATGAAGTATCTATTCTGGACGTCACTCCGGCATACTATGCAACTTCCATCAACATCCGTGATGAAAAGGCGGCACTGAGAGAAATTCGTGTAGTAGATGACAAGACGGATAGCGTTAATGACATCTACGGAGCTTTGGAGCGGAAAAAGAGACAGATTGAAATTTTAAAGATGGGTATTAAATAGGGAGGATAATCATGAATCTGAAAAAACTCATTGAAAAACGTAATGCTTTGGTAGATAAGCTGAATGAAATCGTTAAAAAGGCCGAAGATGAAACCCGCGCCATGAACGATGATGAAAATAAAGAATTTGACCAGGTTACTGCAGAAATCCGTGCACTGGATGCAACCATTGAAAAAATCAGGTCTGCAATGTCTGTCAATAAATCTCAGGAACCGGAAGAACCGGCTGTAAAAAAGGCTGAAAAGAACAAAGAACGTGCTTTTGCCGCCTACATCCGTGGCAACCTGGAAGAATGCCGCGCTGCCGGTGACATGACCAAAACCGATAACGGTGCAGTCATTCCTAAGACCATTGCAAAAAAGATCATTGAACTGGTAAAAGATATCTGCCCAATCTACGCACTGGCTACCAAGTTCAACGTAAAAGGAGATCTTGTATTCCCCAAATTTGATGATTCCAATGGCCCCACTGCTTCCTATGCAGAAGAATTCACTGCACTGACTTCTAAGAACGGCACTTTCAGCGGTATCACTCTGAAAGGCTACCTTGTTGGTGCACTCACCAAGGTTTCTGTTTCCCTGATTAACAACACTGAATTCGACCTGACTGCTTATGTAGTCAATAAGATTGCTGAAGCTGTAGCAGAATTCCTTGAAAAACAGCTGCTTGTTGGCACTGATGGCAAGATGACCGGTCTGGCATCCTGCACCCAGAGCGTTACTTCCGCTGCTGCAACTGCCATCACTGCTGATGAACTGATTGACTTTCAGATGAGCGTTAAACAGAGATTCCAGAGCAATTG